CCATAGTAGGATTATACTTTGGCGCAGGTTTTACTAAATAAGGTACACATAAAATGGCAGAACTAATACAAGGTCCAATACCAGGACAATCTTTAACTGACTTACCTAAAAACTCTCCGTGGGAAAACCCTGCAGAGATAACTGAAGTAAGTGATGTAGCTAAACACTATATTGAACGGTTAGCTGATGATGATATTATGGATGATCTTACAATAGTATTTAAACTGGGAGGAGACTTAAAGACGGTGACTGAAACTATTATGATGACAGGAGCTATGAATGGTGTGCATACCGTTGATGCAGGAATGTTAGCTGGCCCTGTTGTTGCTAGTTTTATTAAGATAGCAATGGAAGGGTATGGTATTGAAACCCCAGAAACAGGCGTTTCCCCAGAAGAAAAAGCTGAAGCAAAAACATACGCTAGAGTTCTGAAGTTAGTTGAAATGGCACGAGAAAAAGGAAATAATGAAGAGGGTGACGCAGGAGATGAGCTACTTGCTGAAATGAGTAGTGCCATAGAAACTATGCCAGAGGCATCAGAAATAGAAGAAGCACCTGTTGAACCAGAAAGTAGTGATACTGGTGAGGGTCTTATGTCACGGGGAGTAGTATAATGGATATTGATTGGAAAGCATTTGCAGAAGAGTTTTTAAGAGGCACTGCAACCTATATTAATGAGGACAAGGATGCTGCTCGTGCATTTAGAGAAAAGTTAAAAGAAGATGCAGAAGAAGGTAAGAAAGTTGTAATTAAAATGGATGTAGCTGCAAAAAGTATGTTACAACAAACAACAATAGCCGAAAACTTAGGTGCTACACCAGGTATGATAGCCGCTGCTCTTACTTCTGGACCTGATGGCATTACAAAACTCGCTACAAAAATGCAAAGTATAAAAAATGCGTACACCTCAGAAGGGTTTGCTTACGATGATGCCGCAAAAGCAGAGGCAATAACAAAAGTAGAATTACCAGAACTATATGGTGCTGATTTTGCAAAACCTGAAGGGGGCTGGAAAACATTAGTAGATAAATACTTCAATGTAGGTGCAGGAACAATAGGAGATTACAAAGCACCACAACAAAGTATATTTGCACGAGCAATGGGACAAAATGCTAAAGATTACATCCGACAAGATTTAGATGCCGAAAAAGGTTTTATGGGACTAAGTACCTACGATTTAAGTCAACTTGATGGTACTAAAACGTATGATATTGGTGACGATACTGCAGGTTATCTTTCTTGGGGAGACTTAAATTTATTTGGTCAAAGTGCTTTGAAGAATTTGACAAAAAATACTGCTTCACAAGTTCGAGCTTTAAATACTTTAGAAAGTTTTCAACAGCTAAGAGATTATACTGGTACTCCTAAATTAACTCCATACTATAATCAATTAAATTTAGATCGTCAAATAAAATTTGACAACGCAAGCGAAAGTGATAAAGCTAAATATGATTTAACTACAGAATGGAAAAACAACGCAACTTTAGCAGCTAGAAAATATTATCAAGACCAAATAAATCAAAGAGTAGCGGAGGCTATAACACCTGATTTATTATCTAATATTCAAAAATATGGCGGCGAAAAAATATTTGGTAATAATCCAGGTTTAGTAACATCTTTTGACAATCAAACATACCCTGGTTTTGTTGCATCCTTACTAGCGGCAGCAGATGATGATTTTGAAGTACCTGATTCTACTGGAACTTCAAGAACGGAGCTTCCTAATATAATAAATACTGGTGAAGGTGGAAACGGTGACGAAGAAACAGGCTCAGTACCGTTTAATATAGAAAAAGTATTTAGTTATCCAAATTTAAAATTTTCTGTTGCGGCAGGAGAAAGTAAAACTATAAACAATATTTTTTCTGAATTTAGCGAGAATACAAATTTTACAAATCAAATTAGTTTTAAAGCTATAAAGACATCCGATGGTTTTAATAGGTTTTCTATGAGAAATAATGAGGAAAATAGAGAAGTTGTATTTGACTTTGATCCTGCGGATAACAGTATTATTAATATCTTTGTAAGAAGCAATACTGGTGGTGCAACTTATGATCCAGCAGTGTGGGAAGCAATGGCTTTAAATAAAGATAAACTATCTGAATTTTTAAAAATAGACATTGCAGAAGTTGAAGGCGGCGAAGATGGAGAGACACCTCCTACTTTTGCCGAAGATGACATAAATGCAGCAGTAGCCGTATTAGGGTCAGACTTAGATAAATATAAAACTGATGGGGAATTTGACCCTGTAAAGATAAGAAAAGTTATTCAAGGGTGGTCTATAAATAAAGGAAGTGTGGAGTTAAAAGAGGCACTAGGACAGGCTACAGGTTTTGGTGGCAATGAGCCTAATATGCCAGCCTTTATTAACAAAATTATTGAAACTTTAGGTGGAACTGTAGAAGTATCCTCTTTAGAAGAAAAAAACAAAAGTATTACAAATGCTAGTGGCGACGATACAAGCATAGTAGAAAAAATTGTAGATAGTATATTTAGTAAAGTTCACGCATCAACTGTACAAAACTTGTCTGCAGATCAGATAGAGACACTAACAGGTGAACAAGGTTTAGATGAACAAGAGATTGAAGCAATTTTAAATATACAAAGGGAAGTTATAGAAACCAAAGTTGCTAATAAAGAGTTAGATGTTAATGATCAAAAAGTTAAAATCTTAATTAATGAAGCATCCGTTAATAATAGACTTTTACCTAAATCTATTTTGAAAGAGTTTGGATTATATAATGACATAACAAATAAAATTGTTGGGTTTACTGGGTCTAATACTTTAGAAGATAATCCTTTTATATCAAAAGACGCACTAAATAGATTAAAAGAAAAAGAGAACATTACAGCAGAATCTACTATTGATGCCGACACTCAAAGAGATATAGCAAGAGGCCCAGCAGATGCCGCTAATTTAAATTTAGCTAAATTAATTGCAGCAGTTAAGGCAGGTAACATAGAAGAAGCAAATATACTTGCTCAACAGATTGAAGAAGCTAGAGATGAAAACACAGATGTTACCCCTCCTGTAAAAACAGATGTCTCAAGTCAGGGACCAGTAGGTGTAGATACTTCTGTTCCTACTTTTGATACTAGCAATATAGGATTGATGTCTAAACCTTCTATTGAAGTATCTGAAGATGAAAGTGTAACACGCCCTGTCTTTTCTAGTGGTTTAGGTGCAAAGGAAAACACAGACATTGCTCCTACTGGTACAGATGAAGACCCAGAGATTTCTATGGTTGTAGATAAAGTAATGGAGGCTGTCCCAGCTAAAAGCACATTAGGAAGAGTTACACCTAACAAGTTAAAGGTAACGAACTCCCAGCTTCGTAATGCTATTGTAAAAGCATTAGGCGGCAATAATGCACTACCTAAAAACAGTAAAGAACGAAAAACAATGATAGATAAAATTGCTAAAGCATACATTAGTAGACGTAAAGAAGAGGCATCTAAATAATGGCTGATCAACAAGTTAATAGTTCTACAGGTAGTATAGAAGAAGATATTAGAAGAGCAAATGAATCTACAGGTAGTATAGAAGAATATATTAGAAGAGCGAATGAATCTACAGGTAGTACTGAAACAAAAGAAAGAACCTCTACTTCTACTAGGGTAAATCCTTATACGTCTACATCAGCCAGACAGAAACTTAAAGAGGCCGTAGACTTTGGTGGTGAATTAAGTAAAGCACAAATACTTGAAGATAAAAATAAAGTAGAGATAATACGTAATTATATGATGGCTAGACACGGCTCAAAGTATGATTCAACTAGAGCTATTGCTATTCCTGATACAAAGCTTGTAAATGATTTTGTTCAGCATATGAGATACTTTACTGCTAATGTAGCTTCTACCGCTGGTGAATCTTATTGGGCATTTAATACAGCTACGGAAGACCAAAAACAAATGGCTGGAGAAGCTTATCAATTATTTGATAAACTAGGTAATGTGTTTACTACAGGAACTGCAGGTGAAAAAATAACAGGAGTTAAAGATTATATTTTTGCTTCAGCTAAAGATCCCACAAACTATCTAGGTCTTGCAACAGGAGGCCTTTCTAAGTTTTTTACATTTGGGGCAAGTCAATCAGGAAAGACTGCCGTAAAAAGAGCAATGATACAAGCAGGTAAAGATGCCCTGTTAAAGAAAAAATCTAAAAATGCTGTAGTAAAAGCTATGAACACAGCAAAGACTAAAACTGCTGAAACATTAACAAAACAGTTTGCTAAATCTAAAGCAGGTAAAGAATTAATAAAAGAAGCAGGAGAAAATGCAGCTAAGTTTGAAACTAAAAAAATTCAAGCAACAGCTACAAACAATTTTAGAAGGTCTTTGTTAAATAGTGCCGCACGAAAGTCTTTACTGGCTACGGGCGCAATAGATGGTATTATTGCTGTAGGACAAGATGCTCAATATCAATCAACATATATAGAAACTGGAGCGCAAGCTGATTTTAATGAGTTTCAAAGTGCCGCTAGTTTTGCATTAGGTATTGTTGCGGCTGGAGGACAATATACTTTTCAAAAGGCAGGACAAAAAAGTAGAAGTAAAGTAGACACAAAACTAAAAACTAAAATTAGAAAGAGTGCTAGGTTACTTAACACTCCGTTACTTTCTTTGAATTGGAGAAATGCTAAAACTGCTGATGAAGCAGTAAATAAAAACATAAATGATTCTGTTGATGCTTGGGCTAAAAAAGCAAAAGCTGGTAATTACAAAGACGGTCCTATGTTAAAAACTGAATTGCTTATGGAGATTGTACTAGGGGGCGACAAAAAAGGTGGGCTAGTTGAGCTATACAGAAAAAATTCAGGTGGAACCCGTCTTGCTGCAGATGTACAGTTCTCTGATTTAATGTCTTTAATGACCCAGTATCTTAGCCCTGCTAATGTAAAAAAGATAGCTAAAAAGATAAACGCAGTAGATCCATACATAAAATTAGAAGATATGACTAATGCAAAAGCTCTTAAAACAACTTTAGGAGATATAATAAAAGACAACGCAAGTATGGCAGGAAGAACTCTAAATGTACACAGTCAAGGACGAAAAGCATTAGATGCCGCAATAACAGCGTCCGAAATGGCTATGGCAGCACAAATACGTGCGCTTGATCCTGATGGCGTGATAGACTTTATACCTTTAATGGAGTACAAAAAAGGGCAAAGAGTTATACACAATAATGAAATATACACTGTTAAAAAAGATCATAAATCAAAGAAAGCCTTTGAACTATCTAATTTTGAAATAGACAGAAACCCAAAGCCAATATCATATGGAGTAAATCTTTGGCGGCGATTGTTAGTTTCTTTACCTCAAACAACAGCACTAAACTTAAAAGGCTTTGCATCAATTTATACAGGCAATGGTTTAGCAGAGTTATTATCCGCAACTCAGTATAGCGCGGCTGCTATGTTGACAAGCGGAGCAAAAAGACAAGAAATGTTGCGTATGCGAAACATATACTTTCAAACACAGTCAAAGAAGTTTCAAAGTTTTTTCAATCCTTCTGATACATTTGAAACTTTTGAAGCCGTGCTAGAAAATAATAGGGATGCGCGAAAAGTTTTAACTGAAGCATACTATATGGGTGTGGAAAAGGCAGGGCCTCGTTTTGGAATGGACCCAGAAGGAACTGCAATTAGAACTTTAGAAACAACTGCAAATGTTGCTAATGCAGTTTCAGGTGTAAGATTACAAGATTTATTTACTAAATCTCAATTCTTTATTCCTGAACTAGATAAGTTTCTTAAAATGAAACACAACAAAAGTTTAGATGAGATAATAGACTCAGGAGAATACTCTTTAATTGATGGTGAATCTATTGCATTTGCTGTTGATGGAACGCAAAAAGCAGTTTTCTCTAAAGATTACAGAAATATGAAAGGTGGTGGTGCTGCTGATCTTTTGTCAGGAGTTGCTCAGTTTGTAGAATTCACTTCAAAAATTGCTCCCTTTAACTTTATTCTTCCTTTTGGAAGGTTCTTGAACAATGTAGTTGCAACAGCACATCAGTATGGTCCTACTGGTTTAATAGAAAGTGGTGTTGTTGAAGCAGTACGAAAAGCAAAACAAGCTGGAGGTGGTAAGGTAGCTCCTCGTTCAATATTAGAAAAAGCAAATGCACAGTCTGATTTTAACAAGGCATTAGTTGGAACAGGCGCACTTGTAGGTGTTACTCAATATCAATTTAATAAGTCTGAAGAGTTAGGAACATTTGAAGTTGATGGTCCTGGTGGAACAATTATTGATCACGAGTTTAACTTTCCTTTTTCATTGTTGTTAGCTGGAGGGGAGTATATTAAAAGTAGGATTGTTAATTCACCCGATTATGATGCAGAACAAAAAGGATGGAATTTTGAAAATGCTGCAGCAAAGGGTAGAGATTTAATAATAGGAAAGGAATCTGCAGAGGCAAGAAATAATTTACTTAAACAGATAGGTGTAGGTCAGTTTATGACTAACAGTCAGTTTGGAAATGATTTAAATTCAATTTTAGATTTGTTATCTGCTGGAGTTAGAACAGGAAGAGAAAAAGACCAAGCAGATAAATTTATTCAAACAGGAGCATTATTATTTGCTGGGGCTACTAGACCCTTTGGAATGGCTAATGATTTAACTGGTATGATAATGGGTTATGATACAGCTAAAGATCCTAGACAAACTATGGGTGGAAGGGAAGTATTTACGGAAAGTGCTACAAGGTACACAGGGCATATACTTCGTGCCGTTAATGAAAAGCTAGGGGAAGTTCTTTATGGAGAAGACAAAGCTAAAAAAATAACTGAAGCTATTACGTCTAAAGATTTCGTTAGTGCGCTTAGAGGAGGACGTATTGCGTCTTCAGGAAACCCATTTTCTAAAGTATTAGGGGTTAGGTATGACGAAGGTAAAACTAATACAGAGGCACTTGTAGCTGTGTTAGGAACAAATGACTACCAGTTAAACCAACGTACAAATCAACCTGCCTTAGACGAAACATTTAATAGAATAATACAACCTATTTTAGACAGGCAAGCAAGACTATTATTAAGTAGTAAAACCTTTATGGAAGCACCTGAACTTAGAAAGAGACAGATCTTTGAAGGCCTACTTAAAACAATGAAAGAGGACACTAGAAGAATAGTAGATGATTTAGGTAGCGTTGATGACGGTACGTTTAGATCATTAAAAGCAAACGAATTTAATAATGGCAAATATACAAAAGCAGTTAAAACAGAAGCTCTTCAGTATATGGAGAAAAATGGAAAACCAACTCAAATAAGAGATATGAGTGCTGGAGATCTTGAGATATTATTATTTTATGCTGAACAAATAAACTTTGACGTTAATCAGTACGTTGAAACTTTTAAAGCTGGCAGACTAATAAAATAAACTACTTGATACCGTGCATTTCTACGCTTCGTTTTGCCCACAACTCTGTTTCCACTAAATGAAGTAGAGCGTTATCTAGCTCCACCTTATTATGAAGGTTCTCTTGCAATAACTTTTGTAGTGGCTTCATCAAACCATTAAACTCGTTTTGAAATTTAGATCTTTTTCGGTTTATGTGTGCGTTAGCTTCTTGTTGTAGTTTCATTGTTTTTCTTCTTTGCTTTGTAATAGATATTTAATTGCTCTTTTTAAAGAAGTTATATTGTCTTGAAGTTGCCCCAATCCCATATTACATCTTTGACACAGATACCCCCTAAATTCACTAGTCTCCCAACAATGATCCAATACCCAAGTGTTGCCCCCTGAAAAAGATAAATGTTCCAAGTCTTCTTTATTTTTTTCGCAAATAGGACAAGTATATTTATCATCAGGGTATGGATTATCCTTTTTAAGTGCGGCTCGTAGTTTTGAGTTTTTATTTCCACAAGAGTTACATTCAGGTCTTACATAGATAACACCAGGAAAGCTTTTAATATTCTTTACTTCACCACAAACACGACACTTTTTGGTGTCCCCAGGTTCTAGGTTGTGTTCAGTAGCAAAAAGATCTAACTGCACTACACTAGATCCACAATTTCACAAACATCCCCACTACACGCTAGGGTTTGCATCCCTACAGTATTATCTTCTTTTTCATATGAAGATAACTTTTCCCAATCAATTTGTTTAGGGAAGTCTTTTAGTAATGCTTTGTAAGCATCCTTATCGCAGTCTTGGTATGGAGCTTGCTGATAAGTATGATCTGAATGTGGCAGAAAAGACACACCACTCATTTCATCAAAGTTCTTATATACAAATGCGCCTACTTCCATCCATTCATCGTCTTTTACGGTAATGGTTACAGATGGTTTGTGTTCACACCAGTGTCTCTGATATATGAGCCACATCTCTAGCTGCTCGATGGCTGTCATATCATTACGGGTCACTGCGTTTTTTGGAGATGCAATAGGAAATGTAAACACTGTTGTTGTGTCAGGTTTCATTACGCAAGGTTCTGCAGGTATTCCTTGGTCAACCATAAACTTAGTAATAGGATCTTTGTTATCTCCACGCACAGTTCTGTGGTAGTATTGGCTGTGTCGGGCGTGTATTCCTGATGCACTATCTACTAGTTGTGACACTGTTCCACTAGGCTTAACGCACGTAATAGCTGTTGACTGCTGAACACCTAGACGCTCTGCCCATTCTTTATTTGTATCAATAGCAATGTGCCGAAGATGATCTAGTGTTTGTGATAGACCTTTGTTCTTAGCTGTGAGCAATGGGTTGTCCATTATGCCTGTCAGTGAAACGCCTAATAGTCTTTCTTCTTCTGTATTGTTTTGCCATACCTTACGAAGATAAGGGAACTTAGTTAAGCTAGACTGGACTGTACCAATAATTGTAGCTAACTTTACTTTCTTAGATAAACTCTTGATGTCGTCTGTAGATCGTACTACTACCTCACTTAAATTACAGAATTGATATGGGCGTAGGATTATCTCGCTGCACGGGTTAGTCCCAAACTCCCAATCTGAATTACGTCTACCATTCTTGTTTGCCTGTTTCTTACTAGCTTGTCTATTGAAGATACCTCGTTCCCCTGACTTAGACTCAACGAGGGCAGTCCACTCTCTAAGAAATGTTTCCATATCTGGTTTCTCTGTATAGCTAACTGAGTTGTTAGACAAAGCTCGATGCCCTGCATTTTCCCACCAGTTGCCTGACTTGGCGTGTCTCATACGGTCATCTGATAAGTTTGACAATGAGATCATAGCACTGCGTCTAACACCACCACTTACAACTATCTCTCCGACCTTGCACATTATGTCGTGACATTCTAAGCTTGACAGTTTGCGGTTTTGTGCGCCTTTAAATGTACCAATACAAAAGTTAAACAAGTCTACTAAAGGTGCAGGACCAGATGCTCTGCCACCAAATGTTTTTAGTTTAGCCCCTGCTGGTCGAACTAAAGACATATTCCACTTAGGTATTTCACCTGCCCATAGAAGTGCTAATACTTGTCGGAAGGCTTTTGCCCAACCCTCTTTGCTATCCTTAACTATAATAGTCGTGTCACTGTCGTACATAGTTGGAACTTCAGGTAACTTAGAAATAAACTGACGCTCAACACTGAAACCGACACCAGTGCCGCACAAAAGTATAAACATAGCTTCATCAAAACTTTTAGGATCATCCACGGGTAAGTAGCTACAGTTGTACCCTGCTGTGTTGTCTCGCTGCAACGCTGGCCCTGCCGTCATCATCGCTCTCATTGATGGCATTACTTGTAGTGATACTATTGCATCATAAAGTTCTTCTCTGGTGTCGGTATCCATACCTTTTGTTTCGCATACTAGATCAACATACCTAGATACAGTTTCGTGCCACGTTTCTCTACGCCCTTCCGTGTCTAACCATCTGGCGTAGCGAGATTTGTGAATAAATGATTGATAGTCGGTGGGCAGGTAGTTATTGTTCATTTCTTTTTTCCTTATAGTCTTCCAAAAAATTCTGTTGCTGTTTTATTTTTTTGATCAAAGAGATACCAAGCACAGTTATCCTTTCCTGTATTCTTACTATCTTCGATCCACTTTACTCTTCCTACACTAACAATCTTTTTACAGTATCTTAGGTATGGTATAGCTTGTCGAGTGTGCATCCAATCTGCATCAAAAAGTAACCAGGTTTTTACGGATGCAATAATGTTTTCTATCATAGGGTGTAGTATATCTCTATTCCAAGGAGGATTAGTAATACAGTACGTGTTAGTCTTATGTACGTCCCAAGAGATTGTAAGAGCATCTGCTTGGCTAATTCCTTTATCTAAACGTGGCTCAATATCTGTAGCTCCTATACAGACCCCATTCGTTAAAGTTTTAATGTGTTCAATTAATCTGCCATCTCCTGCACAAGGCTCAACATAATCAAAGGCCAATGGCAAGTGTGGAACGAGTGGTGCTAAAGCAGATATAGGAGTAGGATAAAAATCCCTTTCAATTCTTTCAAAGTTAGATCTTTTACCCATAAACTACCACTTCTCTTTAACTTTCATCTTTTCCACTTTTACGTCATCTATGTCGTGTATTGCATTAGATATAGATTCTGCTACTTCAGTAGGATGTTCTTCTTCTACTAAGGATAAGACATTTCCTTCTTCATCTACCTTCAAGGTAAACGAAACGTAAAAGGATTTATAATTCGTCTTTGCCATTTATTTGATTTATCCTCATTTCAGCATAACGAATAACCTTGTTGAGATCCGTTATCTCACTTTCTTTTTGGTCCATACCATCGTATAACTTATGTCCTGCACGGCTAGCATACTTAACTATGTTACCTCGCCAAAATTCAAAACCATTCATCATAGTGTATGTAATAGGTTCTATTTGCCAACGAGCATAATGCTCTGGCTTATTTATTAGTTCGTCTGTCACGCTGTGCCTTTCGTTTTAGTTAGGGGGCCAAACTTAATAACCTGACCGCCAGAAGTTTGTATCTCTACTTCAGGTAGACCATTCACTTCTTCTTCTGCATCTTGTTCAAATATCTTAATCATTTGATCTCTACGCTCTTCAACTATCGCCATAATGTTTGGGTATTCGTGTGCAACATCTAAGAAAGCACTAAGAAAAGTTGCACACTTAATTAAGTCACTAAGTATTGCTTTATCTATATTGCTCTCAGGACCCATTGCTAAACCAGTAGATATTAAACCACTCCAGTTACCATCGGTATCAAAATTTATTGGTCGTAGTATTAAAGCAACTTCATCATCTGCTAATGTGTATCCCATTATATGTCCTTCCTTTTTGTTTTTAATTTAATTACAGTTTCTTTAGTGCTTCTGCCTTTTTCGAGTAGCCAATCTAATGGTATAACCCTGTGCGCCCACTTAAAATCGTGCTTCTCACACCACCCACAGTATCTAGTTTTAGACCCTTTGTATAGTTTTGCTTGAGCATTACTAAATACAAAACGAATGTCTAATTCTGGGTGTTGATCCCTGACCGCCAAATGTTTGCGGCGATCTTCATTATCAAACAAACCTTTAGATTCTATAAAGATACCATTGTCCAGTTGGAAGTCAGGAGTATAAGTTCTATACCGCAAGTCTTCCCACTGAACTTTGAGGAGTTCGTAACGTACTTCTTTTTGGTGATGCGTTAGATAGTCAGCAACCCGTTCCTCTAAACCACTTCTGTAGCGTCTGGAGTTGTGTCGCCGTCTTGTACTATTCTTTTTTAACATTAGATAGGGAAGCCTTTAATTCATCTACTT